GTTTTCATTTGTCCTCCTCTGATGTTTGTAAATCTTGCGCCATATCTTCCCAAGCCTTACTGACTTTGGTTTTGTGATTGGCGTGATAAATTGAAAGTTCATAAACTTCCGACATAAATGTTTCTACTACTTGTGTTAGGTTGTAGAAAAACCCAATGATTATTACTAGAAAGTCTGTCCGGCGTACAGGGCGAGGAATCCTATCGTTATCGTTCAACACCCTGTACACCTTTCAGTAATTAAGCCTTCTTTTAACTGCTCAGCTACTAATATGGTTTCAGACTCTGCCCGTAAAGCTGCAGATACTCGTACCCGCATTGCAAACTTTTATGTTTCACTATCTGAACTACAACTTCAGATGTACGACGGTGCTGACTGGTACAACACCTACGGAATGGTCGCAGGTATGGTGGAGATGGATTACGACTCCAACAACCCACGTATCCGCATACTTAACCCTTGGGGTCTATACCCAGAGATGGACCGCTTTGGTCGCATAATCTCAACTACACAGGTATTGCAAACCGATACAGAAACGCTATGTGCTCAGTATCCAGAGTTTGCCGATGCAATCTTAGGTAAGAACAACTACCAACCAGGTAGCCCATACATCACTATGGTTCGCTACCACGATAAGGATCAAGACCTTATCTACTTGCCAGAGCGCAAGAATTTAACATTAGTACGTACACCTAACCAACTAGGTAAGTGTATGGTCGTAGCAGCACAACGCCCTTCTCTTGACGGTCAAGCACGTGGTCAGTATGACGATGTGTTGGCAGTCCAGCTCGCTCGTGCTCGCTTTGCTATCCTTCAGATTCAAGCTGCAGAAAAATCTATCCAAGCACCTATTGCTATTCCACAAGATGTGCAAGAGTTGGCACTTGGTCCAGATTCAATTATGCGTTCATCTCAGCCACAAAACATCCGTCGTGTAGGCTTAGATCTACCACCAGGAGTCTTTACAGAGTCAGGAGTGCTAGAGCGTGAACTACGGCTTGGGGCTCGTTATCCTGAAACCAGATCCGGCAATACCAGTGCAAGTGTTATTACTGGTCGTGGCGTTCAAGAACTGCAAGCTGGTTTTGATACTCAAATCAAATCAGCTCAAGCCCAATTTGCTAGAATGTTCAGTGATCTTATTGGGCTCTGCTTTGAAGTAGACGAAAAATTATTCTATAACGTACAAAAGACAATCAAGGGTTCAGAAGATGGAACACCTTATCTTCTTAAGTACACACCATCTCGTGATATTAAAGGCGAGTATGGAGTAGATGTTCGCTACGGCATTATGTCTGGTATGGATCCATCACGTGCAATCATTGCATTGCTACAGATGCGTTCAGATAAACTGGTTTCACGCGACTATGTACGTCGTGAAATCCCAATGGACCTCAATGTAACTCAGGAGGAACAGCGTGTTGATATTGAAGAAATGCGTGATGCTCTTCGTGTCTCGGTGGCTCAATACGCGCAGGCTATCCCGGCGCTTGCGGCGCAAGGGCAAGACCCATCTCTAATTGTTTCTCGTATTGCAGAAGTAATTAAGGGACGTCAAAAGGGATTGTCTCTTGAGACAGTTGTTGAAAAAGCATTTGCACCAGAACCAGCTCCACCTGCACCTGAAATGGGTATGCCAGGTGGACCAGAACTTCCAGCGGCAGGTGCGGCCCCCGCCCCGGCCTCAGCGCAACCTCCACAAGAACAAGGTGGTCAGGCCCCTGCTGCTGGTCAAAAACCCGATATAGCGTCACTACTAGCCGGTATCACCGGCGCAGCGTAACCGAAGGAGGTGCACATATGAACAAAGGATCACACGCTCCAGCTCCAGTACAACCAGTAAAGGTTGACACAAAGGCAGGATCAGTCAAAGGCGGTAAAGTTGACTTCGGTTATGCCGGAACAGCTCGCAAAGGCAAGAAGGCTTAATTAGTGGAAAGGCGTGCAGGAGATGCAAAATAATAAAGTGCCACCTCCTGTACGCCGTTCTCACTTCATAGTTGTATTTGCAGAGTTTGCATATAACTTAATGCAAGCAATATCAGGATTTTTTGAAGCGTTATACGAACTGAGCATCTACCACGCTAATCGCTCAGTAGAAGAAAACAAAGTGTGGGAACAAATGACACAAGACTTAGAGACTTTAGAGGAGGACAAATGACAACTGCGCCAATGAACCCATTAGCAGGTGCATCAGGTCCTGGTAAGTACGCTGTACGCAGCGATAAATTAACTATGGGATCTACAGGTTATGGTGAAGGTGTTGAGACGCAGGCTCTTAAGTCTGGCGCTCCACTTGGAACCACACCTGATGTTAGAGGTCAAGCACCATCTAAGTTCCGTGAGGACCTAGCACAGACTCCTGTTACACCTTTGGACGCACCAACACAGCGCAAAGGTGAACCAATTACAGCAGGTATTGATAGAGGTCCAGGACCAGGTTCATCAGTTTTAATGATGCAAAAAAATACAGTTAAGTTATCAGATTCTTTAGCGGCAATGCTTCCATACGATACTACTGGAGAAATAGCAGTCTTGTATCAAGAAGCATTATCGCAAGGTAACTAATGGCTGAAAATATTAAAGCAGCAGCGTTAGCTGCAAATTTACAGGGTGAGCCAAAGAAGCAGGTTGACGATCTCGTCAAGGCTTTATTTGTCCATAAAGAATTATCTAACCTGCCACCTGCTGCTGCTCAAGCAAAGTTTTCTAAACTTCCAACTACTCAGCAAGAAGATTTAGTTAAGAAGTTTGGTACAGAAGACCCATTAACAAAGCCATCACGTGGTTGGTTAGCTACTGCTTTTGCATATAACCCAATTACTCTTGCCTTTAAGGGTGCTATAGAATTATCAGACCTAGCCACACGTACTTATCGTGCTGCCGCTATTCCTTTATCTCAAGGAGAAATCGGTTTTGCTTGGGATCAAGCTAACGATAAAGGCGATAAGGTCTATAACGAAGGCCGTATTGAAAAGGCTAAGGCTAAGTTTGGACAAGACGCAGTAGATATTGCTATGCGTATCAAGTCCGGTGAAGATGTAGGCAAGTTGCTTGCAACTGCTACACCTGAACAACGTAAGTACATTATGTTAGCTGACCCTAACAACACTGAAATTCCAGGTGTAACCGATATTGAGCAGGCTCGTGGACTATTTAATGACACTCTTGCTGAAGTAGATAAAGCTAAGTTCTCACCAGGACGTCAATTGGCCAATGCTATTTTGCCTGAGGCACTTGAAAAGAATGGCTTTGTATATGGTCTTGTATCAGGAACAGCAGATACTGCTTTCCGTTTATTTGCAGACCCACTTGTTGTTGCCTCAAAGGTAAAGTCTTTATACACAATTGGCAAGTACTCATTAGATGTAATGGCTAAGGGTGAAAAAGTAACTGACTACTTTGCCAAGCCACAAACTGTTGCTTTCTGGGATGAGTACGGCGCTGTATTAGATACCTACACCAAAGTACAAAAAGCACGCGGTAATCCAAAAGAATTAGTTGCTGCTAGAGACAGATTAAAATTACTTGCTCCTGAGTTTGGACCAGAAGTAATCAGAGTTCTTCAGAAGTCAGAAGTTACCGATGCTAACTCAGCAAAGGCTTTTCTAATGAACACAGAAGAAGCTATCAATATGCTTAAGGGAGCAGTTGGTCGCAAGCGTGTGATACTTCCACGTTTAGACGCAACTCGTCAACTTAGAATAAAGACAATTACTACTGCTAACAAATACATCAATATTGATAAGTACGCTCCACGTATTATGGATGACCTATACGGTTCTCTATCCGATACAGACGGAATCCGTAAAGTGGTATCTGAAGAAGGTCAAGCAATTGGTGCAAGAGTTAGAGAACTTTCTGACAGAAAGAGCTTTCTTCGTGAGCCATCAGCAGCAATTGGACAACGCCTAGACAGATTCAAGGCTAAGTTCAATATTGCTCCTATGTTCAAAGATGATGTATTTGATGTTATGGCAAAAGATGCCTCAACTCAAGTTTACCGTCTAGCACGTCTTGTCTTGCCTAAGCAAGATTCTAAGATGTTTGCAGAAACATTTGAAGCAGTTACCGATATTGGCGAGCGCAAAGAAATGGTTAAGGGAATCTGGGGAACTATTGCAGAAGCCCGTGGCCTAAACCTTACTGAGGCTGGTCAAAAGATTGTTAACCAGACTGTTACTAAGGGTGACTCTAAGTTTTCAGTAGCAAACTTTGCTGATGACTTTCAGGACATTGGTGCTCTTCCATCTGACTACAACAGATTTATGACTACACCTAGTTTAGTAGATATTGATCGTGCAGCAGCACGAGCAGGTTTAATAGGCAGGATGTGGGGACTATCCAATAAAAAGTGGGTAGATGATATGACCGGTTACTGGTCTTTCTTGACTCTTGCTGGTCCACGTTATGCTATTCGTAACGCATCTGAAGATCTTATGGTTCACCTTGCTATTGGTGGCAGCCCTTGGGGTCTTGCAAAAAGCCGTTATCTTTCAACTCGTGTAAACACAGCACTAGAAGGTGCAAGAGCAACTAAGACTTGGAATGATAATCCACTTGGCGGAATGCTTCGTATTCTTAATAAGAAAGAAGCTGCTAAATTTGAGGCACAGATCTCAGGTATTGATGATGCTATCGTAAATGCACGTGAAGAAATCAAGTCACTGCGTGAGCAAATTAAAGTTTCTACAGATCCAACCACAAAGGCTTCTCTTGAGGCAAAAATTGACGAACTAAAAAGCGTAACTACTGTATCTGCTACAGAGCAGACACGTAGAATTATGGCTACTGCCCTTACATCAGGTCGCGTTAATCGCCTACGTGAGCGTATGGGCTTAAACCCTATGTTCGAAGAAGAAGCAGGCATTCTTGCAGAGCACCTTATCTATGGAAACCTAGAAAACTCTATGGCTGTTGTCTCTGAAGGTGCAAGTAACTTTGCAACTGGTGGAGACTTTGTAACACGGTCAACTATCTTTACACGTTCACACGGTGTTCGCAGTGAAGCCCTTGTTATTAACGAGCCTAAGGCTGCAAAGTACGGAGTAGCTAAAGCAGACCGTGCTTACACTAGCCGTTCTCTAGGTAATCAAGACGAAGCAGCTTTACTTACTTGGCTTATGCGTATTAACTACTATGCCAATGATGAATTAGGTGCAATTGCCGTAGCAAATCTTAGCAATACTGCAAAAGGCAGAGAAGAAGCCATTGCAAAGATTATGAACTGGATGAAAGAAAACCCAGGATTCCGCACAGAGGCGCAACTTGCAGCTCGTGGTATTGATGAGAAGCAACACGCTGAGATTGTTTACAATCGTGCTGCAGAAATCTTTGAAAAGCGTGGCAAGACTCCAGATGGACCTAAAGAAATCAATGAAGAACTACTTAACAAGATTCGTATAACTAACGACCAAGGTGAATACGTAATATCTGGTAAGTTATCTTTAGATGATGTATCTAACTTAGACAATGCAGATATTCCAAACTATGTTCTTGGACCTGCACTTGTTCCTGTCTCTGATTCAGGCAACGTAACAGCATCTTTAATGACAAAGGGCTGGACTTGGCTAGGTATGGCTAACGCACGTATGTCTCGTCAGCCTATGGTCTTTAATGAAATCATTAGTATCCGCAAACAGATGAAAGAAACTGGCTTTGAGGCTGCTTACATTGATTCAGTAGTTAGCAAAGTAGACCAGACTAATCCAAAGAAGATAGCGCAAGCAACACTTGCTGCAAAACGTCAATTTGCACAGATAGTTGAAGAGCGTGCGGTATCTCAGATAATCGAATATGTGGATAATCCACTTGTTCGTACACAATTAGCCTTTGGTGCTCGTAACTTCTCACGTTTCTACCGTGCTACTGAAGACTTTTACCGCCGTATGTACCGTACCGTTAGGTACAACCCAATGGCTATTCGCAAAGCAGCCATTACATATGATGGTATTAGCCATAATGGTTGGATTCAAGAAGACGATCAAGGCGAAAAGTACTTTGTCTACCCAGGTATTGAACCAATTTACGCTGCAGTCCGTACTGCAATGACAACAATGGGTATTCCTGCAGAGTTTAAGACACCATTTCCAGTACAGTTTGGTGCTCAGGTTAAGATGCTTACCCCATCTTTGAACCAAGACTCTTTGATTCCTACATTTTCAGGTCCATTAGCTGGTGTATCTTTCAATGTTATTGCAAACATTGTAGATGTTGCTGGTGCTCCTGGTGCAGCAGACCATATTACCGAGTTATCTTTAGGTAAATATGCAGTAGATCGTTCATTTGTATCTTCGTTCTTACCAGCACACGTTAACCGTTTGTATGAAGTAATGAATACAGATGAGCGTGACTCACAGTATGCATCTGCTTGGCGTAAAGCAGTAACTTACCTAGAAGCAGGTGGTCACGGACTTAAAGAAAAGTATGATGAGACAGGAAACATAATTCCTCCATCAATTGCTGAGCAAGAAGAGTACCGTCAACGTGTTAAGAATACTGTTATAGGTATCTTAGGTACACGTTTTGTATTTGGATTCTTTGCTCCAGCATCTCCTGCTGTGCAGCTTAAGGCTGATATGGACAAATGGATCAGCGATAACGGTAAGGCAAACTTCAAGCAGGCTTGGAACAGTTTACTTGACCAGTATCCAGGTGACTATGACGCAGCTATGGCTAAGTGGGTTGAACTCTTCCCTAATGAGATCCCATTTACAATACCTGAGTCTGAAAAGAAGACAGTTGCTATTATTAAATATGCAGAAGAATCAGGTAAATTTGTTGATGATAACAAAGACTTATTTGAGAAATATCCACAGGGAGCAGCCTTCTTAATTCCTAATAAGTCAGGTTTCTCTTGGGATGCCTACAAGACTATGAAGGATATGGGCCTAAAGTACAACAAGCGCGTAGATGACTACTTACGTGAAGTACAAACTGCCTCAGATCTACAGAAGTATTACTCAAAGAAGAACGAATATGAGTCATCTCTTGAGAATATGGTTACAGATTTTGAACGTACTCTTGCTCGTAAAGAGTTTACAGAGTGGGCAAAAGTCTTTAAGGCTGGTCGTCCATTAGTTCAAGAGGAACTAGCAGAGGGTGGCAAGAAGGCCATTGAGCGTATGAACGCTCTTAATGATCTACGGGATATGCTCAACGATAAAACTGTAACAGTTCGTGGTCCTATCCAGAAGTCACTTAAAGCAATGCTAGATACTTACGACGCATACAAGATGCAAAAAGAAGCATTGCAAGGTGTTTCAGGAACAAGCAATCTTGTTTCATTTATGAAAGATGATGCAATCGTTAGATTGCGTGAACTTGCTAAAACAAATGAAAATACTATGAGCGCGTACAACACAATGTTTGCCTCGTTAATTGGAGATACAAATGGCTGAAGAAGTAACACTTGACGTCTTTGCTAAAGACGTAGCAAATGGCTCCCCTGAGGCACGCCTAGCATTGGCTCAACAGTTAAAAGCTGCTGGCCTTTGGTCAGGCAAAGTATCATCTACATTCAACGTTAAGTACTACAACTCTCTAGTTAAACTAGAAGAACAATACAGATCTCAAGTTGCTCTTAATAAACTTATTGGTTCAACAACTCCAGTAAAGCGCTTTGACGTTCTTACTGCTGCTATAGCAGAGGGTGGCACTGGTGGTGGCTCAACTTCTACAACTCAGACTTATGTTACTAGCCCAAGCCAGACAGCCAAACTTCTTGACTCAGTTGCTGAGGATTTGTTGGGACGTAAACTTACTGCGTCTGAAAGAAAGAAGTACACAAAGTTAATCAATACTCAACAGAAGAGACAACCTTCGGTAAACGTATCCGGTGAAGGATTTAGCACTACTACTGGTGGAGTAGATGAAGAGCAATTTCTTACAGACCAGTTATCACAGACAGCAGAAGCAAAGACTTATCAAGCATCTGATGCCTACACAATCTTGATGCAAGAACTTGGAGGACTCCGCTAATGGCAGCCAAATCCTCTAAAGACATATCAAATAATATCAAGCGCCTTAATGGAATCCTTGAGCGTCAACGTGAAGCATTAAAGGCTATTGCATTAGATGATCCAGAATTTAAGACAACAGAAGCTGCAATTAAAAAGACTATAGCTGATGTCAAAAAGAATAAAGCAGATTTAGCTCAAGCAGTTAAAGATGAAAGAGCTGCAAAAGCCAGACAAGATCTTGCAAAAGCAAAAGAAGATCTTGCTTACGCAGAAGCATCTGGAGATACTGCAGAAATCAAGAAAGCAAAAAGCACTTTGAATGTTGCTACTCGTGACACACAAAGTAAAGATGCCGATGGTGATGGAATACCAGATGTAATAGATGCAGAGCCAAATACTCCTCCTAAAAAACCAGATGCTGTTAAGACAAACACTCCTGGTGCTACCGGTGGTACAGGTGCTACTGGTGGTACTGGAGGCAAGGGTGGCACTGGCGGTACAGGTGGTACTGGCGCAGGCAAGAAGCAAACCAATTCAGAATTAGAAGCAGAAGCACTTAATGTAGCTGCAGGACAAGACTTTGCCCTGCCTGAGACTTTGTTTAAGAACATCCCAAGCCTTAATGCACTACTTAAAAGATATGTTGCAGAAAAGTGGACGCCAGATAAACTCCGTAAAGCTATCCGTGATGATGTTTGGTACAAGCAGAACTCTGCTGAAATCAAGGCACGTTATGTTCAGTACTATAATTACCAAGATTTAGTTAACTCAGGTCGTGCTACAGGTTCTAGCGATTATGAAACACAAATTGCCAAGATTGAAGCAAACCTTAAGAAGCGTGCAGTCCAATTAGGATCTGCAGCAGGTAACGATCCAGCTGCTCTACGCAAGGCTGCTGAGAATCTTTACATCACTAACCGCAGTGAAGATGAATCATTTATCACAGACTTCCTAGCGGCAGCAATTAAGCCAACAGCAGGAATGATTGGTGGCAGATTAACTGAGGGTTACTCAGGACAAGCGCTTACTAACTACAACCTACTTGTTTCAGCAGCACGCGATAATGGATTCCAGGTAAGCGACATTGTTCCAGGTGGATTCAATGAGCAGCAAGTACTTCAAGGTATTGCCTCTGGCACTATTGATATTAACCGTGTAATTGCAGATACTCGTAAACTAGCAGCACAAGGTCAGCCTCAATATGTACGTGACTTACTTGCACAGGGATACAACCTGAATCAAGTCTATGCTCCATATCGTCAGACTATGGCTACTGTTTTTGAGATAGGTGATCCAGAACAAATTGATATTAACGATCCATTACTTCGCTCTGCTATCACAGATAAAGGCGATATGAACCTTTATGACTTTAAGAAAGCATTACGTCAAGATGATCGTTGGCAGTACACAGGACAGGCCAGAGCAGACGTATCTCAAGCAGCATTAGGAGTCCTTCGTGACTTCGGATTTCAGGGGTAATTAAATGGCAGCAAAAGACGCAGCAAATGCCGCACGCTTAGCAGCAGCTAAACAAGATGCAGCAATGGCAGCACGTGGAGCAACTCCAACAAAAACTACCGTTGCGCCTAATACTAAAAATACCCCTGCTGGTTCTTCTAAAACTAGCGGTTCTACTAAGACTACTGGTTCTACTAAGACTACTGGATCTGCAACTCCTACTACTCTTAATACAACCACAGCTGCTCCTGTAGTAACTGTTGTAGATACTTTTATAGACGATGCTACCGGTGATACATTTGCTATTTACAGCGATGGGACTAGACAGTTATTGTCTAGAGGAACTAAACAACAAGAAGCTAAGTTAGCAAAAGAAGCTGTAGAGGCACAGAAAAGAGAAGAACGTCAGTCTGCTTATGACCTTCTTAATGAAGAGTTTACTCGTTATGGCCTTGGTTCTTTAGTAACTCCATTAAAAGATTTAATTATCTCTGGTGCATCACCAGCAGAGTTTACAATTAAACTACGTGAATCAGAGCCTTACAAAATACGTTTTGCTGCTAATGCTGAACGCATTAAAAATGGTTTGGCAGCAATTGATGAAGCAACATATATAGGTCTTGAAGATCAATACCAAAACATTATGCGTAACTATGGACTACCACCAACATACTATGAACGCGGTCCAATGGGAGTGCAAGAAGGTTTTACTAAACTTATTGCTAATGATGTATCTTCAGCAGAACTAGAAGATCGTGTAATGATTGCACAGCAAAGAGTACTTAACTCTAACCCAGAAGTATTGCAGGCAATTAAAGACTTCTATGGAGATTCAATAACCAATGGCGATATTCTTGCCTATACATTAAACCCACAAAAGGGTCTTGAGGATATCAAGCGCAAGGTAACTGCCGCTGAAATTGGTGGAGCAGCAGTACAGGCTGGATTAAACCTAGGCAATACTCCAGAAGCACGAGCAGCATATGCAGCACGTGCAGCAGAATTAACTGCCGCTGGTATCAGTAAGGAACAAGCACAACAAGGATTCCAAACAGTTGCAGAAGTTGCACCACGTGGTGGACAACTAGCAGCTATGTACGGTGAGACACCATATACACAGCAAACAGCAGAACAAGAAGTCTTCGGACTTGCTGGTTCAGTAGAAGCTGCAAGACAACGTAGAAAACTTGTTGGCCTTGAGAAAGCAGCGTTCTCTGGACAATCTGGTATGGCACAAAGCGCTCTTGATAGAGAACGTGCTGGAAACATATAAACAATAAACCTGCTAACGGGACGACTGGTCCGTTAGAGCGACAATAAAACCAGGAGTAAGAGCCACAATAGATTCCCCAATTTACTGTGAGGCTTACGCAATCAAACCAATGATAGGGAGAAGGACTATGTCCAATTACGACTACGAGGATGATGACGATTTCGATACGGAATCTTCAAGCAATGACCTTGTAAAGCAACTACGCAAAGCATCTAAGCAAAAGGATAAAGAACTAGCAGAACTTCGTGCTCAGTTTGATGGACTAAGCAAGGCGCAGCGCGAACGATCAATCAAGGATGCCCTCGAACGTCGCGGGGTAAATCAGAAGATCGCTTCATTTATCCCACAGGACATTGACCCAACTGAGGAGTCTGTGTCTAAGTGGCTTGAGGACTATGCCGATGTATTCGGTATTGACCTTGGCCAAAACCAGAGTACGAATGTAGATCCAGCCGATATTGCTGCATACAAGAAGATGACAGGAACCGCTGATGCGGGGATGACACCTGAAAGAGGCGCAGACGTGATGTCCCGCCTTATGAATGCTGGCAGTAAAGATGAACTGGATGAAATCATTCGCCAATCTGGACTTTAACCCAAACCATACAATCGAAAGGTAAAGCCAAATGGCAATTCCAGCAGGTAGTTTAACTGGTACCTCCGATATCAGCAACCTCGTAAAGGTAGCGTACGATCAATATGTTCGTATGGCACTCCGTAGCATCCCAGTGATGCGTGCGATTGCTGACGTCAAGCCAGTACAGCAGGCTATGCCTGGTTCATCAGTTGTGTTCTCTATCTATTCAGATCTTGCACAAGCAACATCTACATTGACAGAAACATCAGATGTATCAAGCATTGCTCTAGGTAACCCAAACCAGGTTACAGTAACATTGAACGAATACGGTTCAGCAGTTACAACAACAAAGAAGTTAAACCTAACTTCATTTAACGATGTAGATTCAGCACTAGCTGACATCATTGCATACAACTCAGCAGACTCAATTGATGCTGTAGTTGCATCAGTTCTAACAGGTGGCTCAAACGTCATCTACGCAGGAACTGCAACAACAACTAACACAATCACATCATCTATGACAATGGCTGTTGCTGATATCCGTGAGGCTGTAACACAGCTTCGCACAAACAAGGCTGTGCCACGTATCAATGATTTGTACGCAGCATACCTACACCCACGTCAGGCAGCTGACCTACGTGCAGAGTCAGGTACTGGTGGATTCCAGGCATTGACACAGTACGTAGATCGCACACCATTCGTCGCTGGCGCAGTCGGCGTAATCGAAGGTGCATTTGTAGTAGAGACACCTCGCGTGCCTTTCGCTGCAAACTCAGGATCAGTCAACGTCTACAAGGCAGTTATTGCCGGACGTGAAGCATTGGCAGAAGCACAAGGACAAGACATCTCTACCGTTATCGGACCAGAGATTGATGCTCTACGTCGCTTCCGCACAATCGGTTGGTACTATATGGGCGGCTTTGCTCGCCTACGTGAAGCAGCTCTATATCGCATTGAGTCTGCATCATCTATTAACTAAGTAATTGGTTGACTGCAGGGCTTGGGCAACCAAGCCTTGTGGTAAATCCATTAAGGAGAAAAATGCCATACCAATTGACAACACCTTGGCAAAACGAAACCTGGTGCGATAGTACATACTTCAATATGTATGCTCGTCTTGCTGGGCGTCCACTTGCTGGTGGTTCATACACAGGTGCAATTCCGTCATTCTTGACAGATGTACCACGTGGCGTAACCCTGCTTGTTAACGGTACAACCGTTACTGAGAGCAGAACACCATACCAAGATGATCTAGCAGATGCTGATGTCTACTATTTGGGTGGGCATTCATACACACTCGATGATGCAGCAGCACAGATTTTAATTGACGCTGGTTACTCTGAGTACTTGGAGCCAATCGTCTAATGGCTAAGCACAGAGAAGATCATCCAGAAGATGTAGAAGGTTGCTTTGGTTGCAAGGTAATTGGACTACAGCTTGATCCAGGTGTGACAAAGAGCAATGGCGTACCCACTGCCAAGCAGCACGACAAAGAGTTGAACTCCTACTACAGCGCAGTGAAGCAAGGTATCGAACCTCGTTCGACCAAGCAACACGATATTGATGCAGCAGTAAGAATCAGCAACGAAGCAGGTAAAGCATTTGATGGTGTCAGTTTAACACTTAAGAAATAAGGAGCATAAAATGAAAGATATGGAAGAAGCATACGCTAAAGAAAACGGCAAAGAGTTTGAATATGTAAAGAGCGTTGATGAGGTAGATCCTTACCCATTGGCAGATAAGCAGTTTGCATCTAACCGTAAGTATATGACTTACGAATCAATCTCGACAGGCGTTGGCGGTAAGAAGTAATGTGCGCCAAGTGTGGTTGCAAGTGCAAGGCAGGCAAGCCTCAAAAGGGTTGTAAGTGCAGCTGTGCTACTTGCAAGAATGCGAGAAAGAAATGAAAAAAGATAAAGTCGCTAAAGTAATGGGCGAGTTTAAGCGTGGCACTCTTCACGCAGGCAAGGACCCAAAGGGTCCAAAGAAGGCAAAGATTGTAAAGAGTAAGAAGCAAGCAATTGCTATTGCTCTATCACAAGCTGGCAAAGCAAAGAAGAAGTAATGCCTGCCAAGAAAGATCCACGCTTAGAGCGTGCAGGTGTAGCAGGCTTTAACAAGCCTAAGCGCACACCATCACATCCAACTAAGTCACACGTAGTAGTTGCTAAAGAAGGCGATCAAGTTAAGACTATTCGCTTTGGTCAGCAAGGTGTAACTGGAGATAAGAAGCCAACTGCACGACAGGCTTCATTCAAAGCACGTCACGCTAAGAACATTGCCAAAGGCAAGATGTCTGCAGCGTACTGGGCTAATAAGGAGAAATGGTGAAAAAGAAAACAGCATTCTGGGATACGAAAAATCCTAAAGAAAAGTCAAAGACATTAACGCCTGCACAAAAGGCGGCAGCAAAGGCAAGAGCTAAGGCAGCAGGTAGGCCTTATCCAAACCTAGTAGATAACGCAGCAGCATCTCGTAAAAAGAAGAAGTGAGGTAGATAGGTGCCAACAGGAAATCCAGGTTCAACTCTAGTAGCAGAACTCAACAGGCTTGCCAACGGAGGCACCTACCCACCAATTACATCATATGTAGATGAGGCAGCAGCAGCTCGCGCTTGGGCTGTAGCACGAGGCGTAACCATTTATCACACAGATACAGTAGGAGTCTTAAATGACATTGCAGGTATTCCGGATGGGGCGAAGGGTCGCCTTGATTATAGCGGTGTATGTAATTACCTCGCTGGTACTACTGGCCTCACTGCAAACGCTGCTCTCCAAGGACTCACATCTTGAGTGCGACATATAACCTAACGCTTGAACAAGCGACAACATTTAACTTTCAGTTCCAGATTAAGAACGACTCAACTCCTTGGAACCTAACTGGTTACACAGGAACTATGACAGTTCGTCCTTTTACTGGAGCAACTAATACTACATTTGTAGCAACAACAGCAAATGGTTATATGGTATTTGACGCTCTTCTAGGAAGAGTCACAGTCACATTACCTGCAAGTATTACTAACGTAACAGCTGGACGCTTTGTGTATGACTTAGTCTTAACATCAGGTGCGACAGTAACAAGAGTCCTAGAAGGACAATTCACAGTGATTGCAGGGGTAACAGTATGAGCGAGACAGTAATTGTTATCGAGTCCATTACCCCGCAAGTATCAGTAACTTTTTCAGCAGATCAAGGACCGCAAGGCGGTCAAGGTGCTACAGGACCAACAGGTCCCACAGGACCTACAGGTCCATTAGGACCAACAGGTGGCAATGGTCCACAAGGCGCAACCGGAGCAACAGGTGCTACCGGTCCAACAGGAGCAACGGGAGGTACAGGTGCAACAGGTAATGCTGGGCCTACTGGCCCCACTGGTGCCACTGGTTCTACTGGCCCTACTGGTAATACTGGAGCGACTGGAGCAACAGGACCAACTGGTGCCACAGGAGCAGCTAGTACAGTTCCAGGACCGACTGGTCCTACTGGACCACAAGGATCCACTGGACCCACAGGAAGCACAGGAGCTACGGGTGCTACAGGATCAACTGGAGCAACAGGATCTACAGGTTCTACTGGCCCTACCGGTCCAACCGGGGCTACAGGACCAACAGGAGACACAGGACCAATTGGTCCACAAGGTTTAGTAGGACCCACAGGAGACACTGGGGCTACAGGAAGTACTGGAGCAACAGGTAATACAGGCGCTACGGGCCCCACAGGGCCTACAGGGGCCACTGGAGCAGACAGCACAGTGCCTGGACCAACAGGTCCAACTGGTGCTACGGGCGCAACAGGTCCTACGGGACCTACGGGTGCTGACAGTACAGTCCCAGGTCCAACTGGACCGACTGGTCCAGCAGGTGCAAACGGAGCAACTGGTGCTACTGGACCTACAGGTCCGACAGGGGCAACGGGAGCTAATGGTGCCACTGGAGCCACAGGACCTACCGGTCCTACAGGACCTGCCGGAACTAGCGCACCTGAGTTACTAGGCGTATTTATGCTAGGCGGAATGTAAACTAAAGCAATGAAAATTGCTATCTATACTATTTCTAAAAACGAGGAGAAGCACGTTGAGCGTTGGTATGAGTCCACTAAAGAGGCCGACTACCACATCATTGCAGATACCGGATCAACAGATAAAACCGTTGAGGTTGCACGAGGTCTTGGCATTAAGGTTGTCGAAATCTATGTCAACCCGTTTAGATTTGATGACGCAAGGAATGCCTCGCTTGCCGTAGTACCTGCCGATGTAGATTACTGCATAGCACTTGATATGGATGAAGTGTTAGCACCTGGCTGGCGTGAGCATTTAGCCAAAGCCTTTGCTAAAAAAATAGATAGACCTAGTTACAAACGCATTGAAGCATTTAATGAAGATGGATCAATAGCATCAGAGTTTAATGGATTTAAGGTACACAGACGAGATGGTATTCGCTGGCACTATCCAATCCACGAAGTACCACAATGGTACAAAGAAGAAGCTGAAGTCAAAGAGTTTATGGAAGGGTTTGAAACCCACCATCTACAAGATAAATCAAAGTCTCGTGGACAGTACCTGCCAATGCTTGAGATGGCAGTACGTGAGAATCCAGATGCTAGAAATCTTTACTACTTAGGTAGAGAACAGTCTTACCATCAACAGTTTGATAAGTCAGCTGAGTCTCTTAAGAAGTATTTAGAGTTAAGTATCTTTCCAGAAGAGCGCTCTGCAGCTTGTCGTATCTTATCTAAGTGCGAACCAGATAATGCTGAAGAGTGGTTAATGAAAGGCACAGAAGAGTTTGCAAGTAGGGAGTCAATCCTAGCCCTTGCAAATCATTACTACACCAAAGCAATGTGGGATGAATGCTTATTGGTTGCAGAAAAGGCTTTGCTTTTCAAAGAAAAACCTACACAGTTCCTAGCAGAATCTTGGGCGTGGGGACATATGGCCTATGACTTAGCAGCGATTAGTTGCTGGCAATTAGGTAATTGGAAGATGGCATACAAGTACGGTAAAGAAGCAGTAAAGATAAGTCCAAACGATGAACGCCTAGTAAAGAACCTGGCCTTCTATAAGGAGAAAAATGGCAACGTTAAATGATCTGATAGGTGAAGTTAGATCTTCCCTTGCAGGTTTTACCCTGCGTCAAGATCGCATTTCATATCTGACCAGTGCTTTGTCTACAACAGATACAGCAATTCCTATTGGCTCATCTAACAACCTTGCTAAGGGAATCATTGAAATTGATGATGAACTTATCTGGATAGATAACTTTACTAAAGAAAGCAACACAATGAACGCCGCACCTGGATTTGGACGCGGCTACCAAAACACATCACCTGCTCCACACGCTCTTAATGCTCAGGTAATTCTTACTCCTTCTTACCCACGCACTAATATTAAGCAGGCAATTAACGACACAATTAACTCTTTGTATCCTAAGTTATGGGCTGTCTATTCATACACGTTTACTTTTAATGCAAGCCAGACAACATACGCTTTGCCAGATGATGTACAAAATGTACTGTTTATGTCTTGGCAGACAACAGGTTCATCTAAAGAGTGGCTACCACTTAAGAAGTGGCGCCAAGATCTAATGGCAAATGCTGCAACTTTTAATACACAAAAGACTATTAACCTTTATGACAACATCCAACCAGGACGTACAGTTCAGGTTTGGTATGCAGCTACACCACAGACTTTGACAAGTGGTACTGATGAGTTTGCAGCAGTAACAGGACTACCAGAGTCTTGTAGAGATGTGGTTGTCTACGGCGCAGCCTATCGCTTACTATCATTTGTTGATCCAGGTCGTATTAACTTGACTTCAGCTGAATCAGATCTTGCAGATAGTAAAGTCCCAGGAGCAGCGGGTTCTACAAACTCCCGTTACATCTATGCGCTGTATCAACAGCGCTTGCAGGATGAATCACTCAAGTTATCTGACAAGTTTCCAATTCGTATTCACTTCACCCGTTAAAGAGAAGGCAGCATAATGACTAGAAAATATAGCACCACCTCGGTTGCCACAACACTATCGGCTAGCATCAATACAACGGCAACAACAATTACTGTTGCCTCTGGTACTGGTGTTGCTCTTATGGGTGGTGTCAACCTAGCAGCAGGCAACGTAGATTCATTCGCAGTTGCAATCGACGTAGATACACAGAACGAAGAAATTGTTTGGATTACCCAGGCTAACACGGATACCTTTACAGTCTCACGTGGTCAAGCAGGTACAGGTACGGCAGGTGTAGCAGGTATTGCACATACTGCAGGTGCATCTATTAAGCACGTACTAACTGGTGATGATGCAACGTTCTTCACAGCAGGTGTGGCAACAGCCAATGCTGCAATTCCAAAATCAACACTAACTGCTAAGGGTAGTTTGATTAGCGCAAGCGCTGCATCTACTCCAGCTAACGTAGCCGTTGGAACCAATGGACAAGTATTAACTGCCGATTCTACACAAGCACTGGGAGTTAAATGGGCAACTGTTGTTGCCCCAGAAGTAGCAGATAATCCGTACAACGTATCATTTATGTTTATGGGATCGTAAGTAAATAACCAACAACCAATAAGGAGAAATAAATGCCAACGATATACAAGGTGTTGGGACAATCGAACCCAGCAGCAACAACGCTAACAACTCTATATACAGTACCGGCTTCAACTTCAGCAATCATTTCATCTATCTCAGTTGCTAACCTAACTGCAACAGCTGCAACGTTTCGTATTGCTATACGTCCAGCAGGTGCTGCAATTACTAACGCACACTACTTAGGCTATGACATCACAGTCGGTGCATCAGACTCAACTATTATTACAATGGGTGTAACTATGGCAACAACAGATGTTCTATCTGTCTATGCCTCTACAACATCCCTAGTCTTTCAGGCCTTCGGTAGCGAGGTTTCTTAATGACTATCAGTAGCGTCAAGACTGGCGCTATTGGTGACAGTTTACTAGCAGGCAATACAGGATATGACCCTGCTGCTATGTTCTTAATTGAACGCAAAACACTTGCATCAAGCGCAGCAACTGTTGTTTTCTCTAGCATCCCTTCTACATACAAGCATCTTCAACTTAGGGTAATGGCTAATTCAACTCGTGGTTCTTATTACGATGAGTGGAGATTAAGAGTCAATGGTGACACTGGTGCAAACTATGCACATCATAGACTTTGGGGAACAGGATCATCTGCTACTGCATCAGGTGGAGCATCTGCTACAAGCATTGACCCATTGATGCCTTCTACCGATGCTGGAACTCCTGATTATTTTACTGTTGGAATAATAGATATTCACGACTATGCGTCAACTACAAAGTATAAAACAATAAGAGCTTTTGGCGGTAATGATACCAACTATACAGCAAGTAATAATGGTGTAGTTGTTTTACATAGCAGCCTGTGGCAATCTACATCTGCTGTAACATCATTAACGTTTTCACTAGCAGTTTCTTCATACGCTACTAGATCTACCTTTGCACTCTATGGAATGTTAGGATAATCAATGCCAGATATATCAACAGAAGTAGCAATACAAAGTTACACGCTAAGTAGTGCAGCAACAAACATTACTTTTAATTCAATACCTTCAACATATACTGATTTAAGAATAGTTCTTGTTGGTTCCCACTCAACCGCTTCTGGTGTTGCGCTACAATTTAACTCTGATACTGCATCAAATTACTCACGTACATTCCTTTATGGTACCGGCTCTATTGCCGGCTCAGGGCGAAATACAAGTGCGACTTCAATAGTAGGTGGAAATGTTGGAAACACTTTTCCTGCAATAAATGAAATTGATATTTTTTCTTATTCTGGATCAACGCCCAAAACTGTTTTAATTGCAGGATCTGATGACCGTAATGGCTCTGGAACTGCAGTAAGAGTTGTAGGTTTGTGGCGTTCAACTTCTGTTATTACAAGCGTTAAAATTCTTCAACCAGATGGTTACAACTTAAATGCTGGCACAACTGCCACACTCTACGGAATACTTTAGGAGATAGATATGCCATCATCAAAAGTACTCATCTCCAGTCAAACACTTGGAACAAGTGCAGCATCAGTAACCTTTAGCGGTATTCCTAGTAGCTATAGGGATTTAGTAATAAAGGTAAGTAGCCGTGGTTCTTCATCAGGTAATCAACAGTTTTTAGTTTCATTTAATGGTGCTGCAAGTGGGAGTTTATACTCAACAACAGAGTTAATTGCTGAAGGTTCAAGCGCCTTTAGCCAAAGAGTATCTGGTTACTACGGAGTAGAGGCTTACGCTTTATCTAACGATAGCGGCACAACTGCAAACACTTTTAATAGCGTTGAAATGTACGTTCCTTCTTATACTGTAAGCCAAAATAAGCCAGTGAGTTTATTTGGTGTAAAAGAAAATAATAGTTCAACGGCAAATGTAATTGATGCAACTGCAAATTTATGGCAGTCAACTTCTGCTATTACTTCTATTGTAATTACTCAAGGCGCAGGTTCTTTTGTAACAGGTTCATCATTCTATCTTTACGGTTTACTTCCCGTATAACAACAACTAAGGAGCAATACAATGACAGATACACCAAAAGCTATAGAAGTTAACTGCACTACAGGGGAAGTCACTGAGCGTACCTTGACAGCAGAAGAAATTTCTCAGCGAGCAGCAGATGCAGCAGCACACGCTGCAGCACAACACGAAGCAGAAATCGCAGCACAAGCTGTAGCAGATGCTAAGGCAAGTGCCGAAGCAAAGCTAGCAAGCCTTGGCCTAACAGCCGAGGAAATCTCAGCACTAACAAAGTAATTATCAACTAATCAAGGAGTAACTAATGGCTGTTTTTAGTATCAAGAATAAGACGTTCAGTAGAAGCCTCTTGGTTGGTAATCCATACTACGTACCTGTAGTTACAGCAACTGGAGGAAATGAAGTAATAACTATTGGTAGCACTAAGTATCACGTGTTTACTTCTTCTGGAACTTTTACTGTAACTAATGCTGGTCCAGGAACTATCTCAGTTATGTCTGCTGGTGCAGGCGGTGGAGGTGGTTCCGGTTACGGTGGTGGTGGCGGTGCTGGTGAATTAGATCTATTTGGAACAGTTGCTATTACTGCCACTGGTTACACAGTAACTGTTGGTGCTGGTGGTGCTGGTGGTGCTTCCTATGGATTAAGAGGAGCAACAGGTAATACTTCAAGTTTTGCAGCAAGTGTAAGTTCTTTAGGTGGCGGTGGCGGTGGAGCTGACACAACCAAAAATGGAATTGCTGGTGGTTCAGGTGGTGGTGGTTCACAGTCACCTAGTTCTGGTGGAGCTGCAAGTGGTAGCAATACAAATGTTGGAGGAAGTGGATTAGGTGCGCCAGGTTATCCAAGCGGTGGTGGTGGCGGTGCAACTGCAGCAGGAGCTAATGCTCCAAATACATCAGCATCAGGTGCTGGTGGACAAGGCTATACATTAACTGCTATTGATTCTAATTTAACAAGTGCAAACTTTACATCTTTGTCAGGTATGACTGTTATCAACTCTGGCGGTGGAGCCGGTTGTCAAAGCCCAGGAGTTCCTTCTAACGGAGGAACAGGAGCAGGAAACGGAAGCCTTGGTACTCCAACCAGTGCAGTCTCTTATGGCTCTGGTGGTGGTGGCAGTGGTGGCGCAGACATTCCTGGTGGTAACGGTAAGTCAGGCGTTGTAATTATTAAGTATGCGGTTTAAGGGAGAATAACAGTGGCGCATTACGCTCAGCTAGACAGCAACAATAAAGTCACACAAGTAATTGTTGTGGCTAATGAAGAACTATTAAATTCAAACGGCGTTGAAGACCCTGTCAAGGGTGCAGTCTTTTGCCAGTCTCTCCTTGGTGGTAACTGGATACAGACATCTTACAACGGCAGGATCCGTAAGAACTATGCCGGTATTGGTTATACCTATGACAGCGTGCGTGATGCCTTCATCCCACCTAAAGCAAACTGTCACACAGAAGAAACACTTGATGAAGCAACTTGCCTATGGGTATGTGCTAACACAGAACACGAGGTAAAAGATGGCAATTAAGAGTGTAAAGAATAAAACTAGATCAGGTAGTTTACTGGTAGGTAATGCTTTCTTTCAGCCTACATCTTTTGAGTCTATTCAGACTGTAACTGGCACTGGGGCAAGCCTGTCTTTTACCTCAATTCCATCTACCTATAAACATCTACAAATTAGAGGCATAACCCGTGATGGTGCTGATTCTGCTGTAGTTGCACAATTTAACAGCGACACTTCAACATCTAACTATGCACATCATAGACTTACCGGAAATGGAGTAGCCGCTACTGCTGAAGGTTATCCATCTGGTACTTTTGCTTTTGGTTTTGCAATGATTTCTGCAACTAATGGTGTAGCAACTGATACTTATGCAACAGTAATTGCTGACATTACAGACTATGCTTCTACTACAAAAACCAAAACTGTTCGTTCTTTTTATGGACAAGATCGAAATGGAGCAAATGGAATAGTAGGATTATCTTCATCTTTATGGCTAAACACCGCCGCTATTACTTCAATCTTGCTTAGGCCTTACAGCGGAACTTTTGCAGCAGGTACAACCTTTTCACTTTACGGGATTCAGGGGTAACAGATGCCAATAACATACGAGCCAATCGCCACGCAAACACTAGGAAGTGCAGCAGCATCAATTACGTTTTCTAGTATCCCTGGCACTTATACAGATTTAAGACTTGTGTTTGTTGGGACTTTGTCATCAGGTAATGCAACTACAGGTTGGCGAGCAAATTCTGATTCAGCGACAAATTATTCAGAAACTTATATTGGTGGTGATGGAACTTCTGCTTTTAGCGGAAGAAATACAAATTCTACATTTGGATTTGCTGGTGTTACAGACACAAATCAAAGTATGACCACTGTTGATGTCTTTAGTTATGCGGGATCAACATATAAAACTGCTCTTTCAGACAGCGTACCAGTTGCCCAGTATGTATTAAGACGTGTTCAACTATGGAGATCAACCGCAGCAATTACAAGTTTTACTTATTTAACAACTAGCGGAACATTTACTGCTGGTACTACTGCTACTCTGTATGGGATAAAAAATGCCTAGCACATATCAACTTATATCATCTAATATATTAAGTTCAACAACTGCATCTGTAACATTTTCTGCTATTCCTAGTACATATACGGATTTACAAATTAGAGCTTCTGTTCAAACTACTCGTGCTGCTGCTGGTACTGATTATTTGTTTATGCAATTTAACTCTACAACATCAGGATATTCTGGCGTTCAGTTATATGGATCAGGTGCTACTGCTAACTCAACAAGAGATAGTGCTTCTACATTTGTTATTGGCCCTGAAATAAATACAGCAGGTTTATCATCTACAGTATTTTCTAATATTGAGTCTTATATCGCATCTTATACTTCATCTGCCAATAAACCAATTTCCATAGATTCTGCTGAAGAATTAAATAGCGCAACAGCGTATAGATATGTTCAGGGAAATCTAGCACCCGTTACCGCTGCGGTAACAAGTATTTTATTGCGACCATCAACCTATTACTCAGCATCTTGGGCAGCAGGTTCATCATTTTATCTATACGGCATCAAGAACTCGTAAGCACGACAAACAATAACAACAATCTAAGGAGTGATCTATGCCCTATGGCGATGACATCAGCGAGGGTTTACCCTTTGTCTTATCTAACCCAGCTGGTAGTACAGTCTACACAGCAACTGGTTATGCCTATGACATTGCTATTGCTGGCTTGCCATTCTTTATCTCACCACTAGATGACTCACCTTATCGTCGTTTAACTGCCGAGTATCGTAAGCAACAGATTGACCAATCACGTGAACCAGGTGAGCAAACACTTACCGGTTGGTGGCTACGCTCTCAGTCTTCTTTCCACTATGGACAAGGTATTAAGTTCTTTGAGCCTATCCAAGATGAATCGCTACGCTTTCAGTACACATCATCAAAAGGTATAGATGTTTGGACTAGAGGACAGGCAACACTACTTAAGTCTGTAGATAACCAACACACTGTTACAGGTGGCATTCAATCCAATGGTCGTCCTTGGCAGTATGCACGTTCTATTCAATGGGATAAAAACAGCAACACCTACAACGGTGTCTTATTATCTGATGAGTATGACGTAGACAAAGTCTTTCCAGCTATTACTGTCTCACCTACTGGCATTTCAGCTGCAGTAATAGCAGATGTTAATGTAGGCATTGCACCTGTTGATTCAAGTGTAAACTTGTAGATGTTTGACTGGATGCCAGCATAGCCTGCTACGT